AAGTTGGAGCGAATCAAAAAGCCGAAAGCTGCCGGTTCTTACATCATCAAAGCTGTGGGTTATGCCGCGAAAGGTGCGAACGCAGACCAAGGGTTAATTAAAGGTAATCGCTATAACATTGCGAAGTGTTCTCGTGCGCCGGCTTGGGAAACTCTCGCTTCATTCGAAGTGGGGAATATGACGGCAATCATTAAAGAACTTGGCTACAAGCTTGAGCAATGGAAGAAACCCATAAAACGACAAATAGGAAAGTTGCAGGCGGCTAAGGCACAAACTATCAAAGCGAAGTCGATTGCTAAGAATCAGAATAAGCCACAAGACTATCAAAACCGTTTGTACCAACGAATCATTAGGTTAGAGAAGCAAGCAGAAAAGCTGAACCAAACCGTGAAAGATAGAGGAGTTTACGTTAGCTCTATCAATCGTTTTTGCATTACTTTTGAGGGGGAATGTTCAAAACAAAAAGTGGATGATTTCATGCTTTGGGCGGCAGGTGCTCGTGGTTGGTCACTGCAATGTCGCGACGTGGATATGAGCGATATAAAAAATAATGCGGATAGTTTTTATCATGATGAATTTTATAGATTTAAAGATAACCAAGCGTATTGGAAATCAGTTTTAAATGATCCGCTTCAACCGAACGAAGTGGACGATAGCGAAGTGAACTATTGGCTAAGCTTGACTGCTGATTACTTGGAAGGGCGATGCCAACCGATGTTGAATTAGAGCTTTGTAGATAGAACTCTCAGATATCGACATCTGAAAAATATGAACTAGAAACCTGTATGGATATACAGTATATTTTCACTGTTCATGGTAAGGGTATTGATATGGCAGAGAAAAAACAGCTGTTCCAACAAGCTCTAGAGCTGATTATTGATGGTGTTGCACTAAATACGACGGGTGGAAATCGAGCCCAGGTTGGTGCTTATCTTATGGGATTGGTGGTTGCTGATAACCAAGGCCAGCTGGATGCGGAAAAGGTAGAGGCGATTCAACTCATCATTGAGATGGCTGCTGAAACTGAAAGTCCAATGTTTAAGATGTCCTAGCCTTAGCACTAAGGGCTTGGACTCAATTTTGTTTGAGGAAGAGTCGAATGTTGATTACTTGCCCTAAGTGCGAAAGCAAATCTCGAATCGCAACATCAAGAGCGATGACCAAAGATACACGCGAAGCGTACTGTCAGTGTTTGAACCTAAACTGTGGAACGGTGTTTGTAACCTACACCTCAGTTCACCGAATCATCGAGCCAACAGGCGATAAGCCAAATCCAGAACTGCAGCCTGAATTATGTAAGGGCGATATTGATCAGATAGATATGTTTGATATTAAATTGAAGGAGCATAATATGCTCCCTTTATGAAATGGTGGGTGTTAGCTAAAGCTCAGAATCTAAAGTGATATTTAAAATAGAAACAGGCGTTTTTACATAAGCACCATGCTTATCTTTTACCTTGAATTCTATAATGTGTTCCTTGCGTTTCGTCACTTCTGCGGAGTAGTCTGCTTCTAAAAAATCAATCTTTACCCTTGGTGGCACTCGCATTGGGACAGATGTGATGATTTTTGATACTCCCGCACCGTTTGGAGAATAGAGTATTAAATCAGAGCTGCCAGTGATCTTTTTATGGTACTCGATTAATGCTTCTTTCTGTTCGAACTTTGGACTATTAAATAAGCCTCGAATCGGACCCATAACAATAAATGCTTCTTCCGGGTAACTATCAATATCAAAATTTTCTAGGTATACGGCGTAAACACTTAATAAACCCTCATATCTCAATGAAATATGAGGGACTTCAGGGGTATAAGTGTTTGGTGCCACTAAAATATGAAATGTGGCTCGGTTTTCGTTGCCAAACCATTCCACAACATGGTCTTTAGGCTTAGGTTCTGAATTCAGTAGATCAAGAGCCGATATTGTCGGAATAGACCAAGTCGCGATATGGTTTACTTGTGTGATATTTGATGTAGGTTCGAAGTATGCTGAACTGATGTCTGTGTCATGATACAGCACGGTTCCTGTGGCATGGTAGGATAGGCGTTTTTTCTTTAATCTTGGTTTTTCTGGAGTTTGATGCTTAATACCATTATCCGTCTTAACGAGTTTTTTTTCTGTTTCACCATCTCTAACAAGGCTAATGTAAACGGAGCCATCATTTTTATCTTCAATTTTAATATTAAGGAACTTGAATACATCGCCCTTATGTTCTAGGTAAATATTTGTACTCGACGCGTTAGCCATATCTTGACCTACTTCTTGTAATGATTAATTACAAGATAGTATGCGATAAAGCGTTTGATTAAGAAAGTTGGGAGGTTAAAACTTTGACCGATTCCTCGAAAAGTTAAAAACGCACAAAAACGATCTGCAAGGATCTCTAAATCCCCAATCTAAAACAGCCCTTGATTCAGTTCCCATAAGGGCTGTGGTCAAATATCCCTACCAATTTTAAATACACCTTTGAATGCGCGAAATTGCAGTGCTGAATTTTAGTGTGGAGGGGTGGGTGAGCCGACGCGAGTCCGAGAGCCAATATCCGCCACTTAAATTCTCAACCCTGCTGATTCTGCCGCTTTTCATCGTCACGAAGAGATTTTCATCTTATGTGGGAACGACAATACGAGCACGGTCGATGGAATGGGCACAAGCTCAATATCCTCTCTACTGCCATTGATGGTGGTAAGCGCCTGCACGTAAGTGAAATCCCATACGCAGATTTGCCACACATCAAAGTTATGGGTAGTAAGGCTAGGAATATAAACCTTGAGGTTATCTTTGTCGGTCCGAGCTCTCTGGTTGATTCCAATGCGTGTATTAGCAACTTGGAAGAATCACCAAAAGGAGAATTAGAGCACCCATGGCTTGGTGAGTTGGCTCTTGTCTTTAATACCTTCTCGCAGAGCATTAACACCAAGCGCGGCGTGGTGGTTTTAAGCCTAACGTTTTTACGTGCGGGAATTACGCCAACAATTGCAGCGCCTACGGTCGTTCGCTCTAAAGAGCAAGCCCGTATCGTGGAACAACTTTCAGCGAAGTCATTCAGCCACGACGTGCAAGCAATGGACGTGGCGGAAATCAATCAAACTCAAAATGATGCCAGCCAGGCATTGAATGTTCTTGTTGATATTACTAGCCGGCTTAATCTCGCTGACGACACCTTGCAAAGCATCAACCATGCAATTAACGAAGCGCTTTCCGTAGTAAGTAGCCTGAGTAATCAACCTGCAGAGTTCGCCAATTTGTTCAGTACCGCCGTAGATGCGGTTGCTGATGGCGTTCAATCAGAGCCAAGCTCTGCCAGTGAGGCGGTCGATAATTCACGTAATGCTCAAACATTGTTGTTAGGGCAAGTGAAGGACAAACCAACTTCTAACCACCACAACGTTCAAATGGTCACTGCAGCGGTGAAAGTAAGTAAAGATATTGCCGAGCTGGAGAAGGAAGAGCGTTTTGATGTCACCACCACAACTAAACAGCCTGCCATTATCCAAAGTGATTTAGCAGCATTGGTGAGCGGTGTTGATGATCGCATTAATGATGTGACCAGCGTTTCGACCATGGGAAGTATGGCGCTGTTTGATTCCCTGGTCGTGTTGAAAAGTAACGTGCAAAAGCAGCATGACAAAGTGATAGCGGGAAGAACGCCGCACCGAACGTTGCAAGCACCGCGCTTTAAGCCTGCTCTTGTCGTTGCTCATGATGAGTACACAAAAGAGAAAGTGGTGACCGCAATTAACTCACTCCAGCACCCTTTGTTCATGCGTGGTGACATTGCCGTGAGAGATGCCTAATGCAAAAGCTAACCATGCTAATAAGCGGTAATCAGTATCCTTTCTATCAGGCTGATTTGAAATACTCAGTAGAGCAACTGGCGCACACCTTTAGCTGCAAAATTCCGCCGATGAGAATAGAAAGCCCATTGCCCGTTGAGTTTCGCTTGGGTGAACGAGTCATTCTTACCGGGCAAGTTGACAAGGTCGATAGCGGCACTGCAACCAGTGCCAACGAGCTCTCTATTACTGGGCGCTCAAGAAGTGCCAACATGATTGATTCTCGCATCACTATGGATGCGTTGTATGACCAAAACGTTGAGAAGCTACTTCGTTCGCTGGCCAAGCCCTTTGGGTTAAGCGTGAAAAGCTTGGTGGGCTCGATGCCGCTCATCCCAGAGTTCCAAATTAATGCAGAGTCACCGGTTGAAAACGTCGCGCAAGTGATACGAGAGCAAGGCTTTATGTTGATTGAGAGAAACGGCGTGCTGACCATCGAAAATACTGCTCATGCCACGGTGCATGGGATTGGTTTATCAACCGATAGTAATGTTGAGTCATTGGATATCACCCGAACGTTCAACAAACAATTTCATCATATTGAAGTGCAAGGTGCTTGGGATGATGCCAGCGCAACTATCAAGATGCCTGGTATTAACAAAGCCAGAACGATGGTGATCATATGCGACCAATTACAAAGTGCCGAGGCTTGTTTGTCTCGAGCTCAGTATGAGCGTGATCTTGCTATCGCTGAGAGCTTAACGGTATCAACCAATATCTCTGACGTATTCCAAGAGCTTGCCATTGATGGATTAAACCGAGTAATTCGAGTCAGCGACAAAGAGCAGGGCTTCAATGAAATGTTGGTGATTAAAGGTTTAGGTCTATCGGTATCCGAAAGCTCTGCCAGTACCTCTGTCGAGTTGTTTCGCCCGTTTAAGGAGCAAAGCTATGCGTAAAGAGATGCAGCAAAGGCTCATGGCTCGAATCAAAAATGTCATTGGCACGGGAACGGTGACAGGGGCAACAACCAGCGTTCTGCAAATCAAAACCGCGACAGGGCGAACCAACGATCGAATTAAGCGCGTGCATAACTATGGCTTTATGAGCCGCCCTTTGGTTGGCGCAAAAACTTACAACCTCTTCTTAGGTGGCGTGACAGCGCGTGGTTTTACGGTCAACGTCGAAGATGAGCGCCATCAAATAGACTTAGAGCCTGGTGAGATTGCGATGCTTGATGATAAAGGCAACCTCGTTCACTTCACGGCAGGTGGTGTCAAAGTAAATTCCATCGCGAAGATAGAAATCATCTCAGCAAGTGAAACGAATGTGAGTGCGGCAAAAGTAAACGTAACCGCTCCAGACTCCACCTTTTCAGGCAACGTCGCTATTGGCGGAAACTTAATGGTCGCGGGTAGCGTTGGTGGTCAATCCGGTAAGTTCGGTGGTGTCAGTGTTGAAAAGCATGATCATAACTATGAAGACGATAGCACGAACAAAACGACCAAGGGGCCGAATAAAGCATGAAGCATTTTAATCTCAATGCGCTAACCGCTCCTACAAGTACGAAGGAAGGCATGAAACACGCGGTACTTCAGAGCATTTATAACCACGGTGAATCCACTCAAAATGACCGCTCACGCATGGGCAAGAATGAACGAGGAGGCACTTGGAGTAATGATTTGTTATCTATCGTTGGCTCGCGAGATTGGACACTACAACGAGAAAAGCTCACTGAACAAACGTTGAGCTTGGCCAAGCGCTTTATAGAAGAAGCATTGAGTTGGTTAATCAAACAAGGCTACGCCAAGGCGATTGAAGTTTTTGTGTGGGAAGAGAAGCCTAACCAAATGGGGTGCTCGGTCATCATCACACTGGTCGATGGCGAAAAATTTAAGGTACCACTATGAGTACGCAACGCAGCTTACAAGAGTTAATTGATCGCGCGAAATCCAATTTGATCGCGAAAACAGGGCAAAGTACCCCAGCGATAGATGCGATTGCTTGTGCCATTGCAGGTGTCAGTTATGGCCAATACGGTTATCAAGATTTACTGTTTCGAGAGCTTCACCCTGAAACCTGCTCTGAGCCTTGGCTCTACCTTCATGCGAATCGGCACAGTACTCCGCGTTTATTGCCTACCTTCGCAACGGGCTGTGTTGAGTTTGAAGAGTTGGGTGATGTCGTCGTTATTCCCAAAGGCCGATTACTCACTGATAACGCGGGTAATGAGTATGAAACCATCAAAGAACAATACAGCAATGTTCCAGTTGATGTGGTGGCGCTTACTTCTGGTCGCTCAAGTAATTTGCCAACGGGCAGCTTATTAAAACTCGCTGAAGGACTAAATGGAATCAACCCTAATAACGTGCGAAGTCTGGGTGTTGAAGGGGGCGCTGACATTGAAGCGGTAGAGCATTGGCGAGCTCGCGTTATCGTCGCTTTTGAAAAGAATGAGTTAGTCGGTAAGGCAGAAGATTATCATGAGTGGGCAATATCGGCTCACGCTGATGTGGACTTTGCTTGGGCATTAGATAACACGCCTGAGCGCGGGATGGTTGAAGTCTATATTGGTTCACGGCAAAGCAATCCGGCATTGACGAATGAAGTGATAAACCTAGTCCAAGAAACGTTTGAACACAATCGCCTAGCTGGGTGCCATCCCCGCGCTTTATTGCCTGAGCTCGTCCCGCTTACTGTCGAGATCCAAGGTATAGATGAACAATCTGTCCGTGATGATGTGCGTATTGCGTTAGAGACGCTTATAAAAACCAAGATGGGAAAAGTTCATAAAGTGGATAGCAATACTCGCGTTCCTGAATCCATCACGCCCACAGAAATTGTGCTCACTATCTCCGCGGTGACGAACAACTTTATTGTTCGACATCCGATAGAAGAAGTGAGCATTGCAAAAAATCAAATTCATGTATTAGGAGCGATAACGTGGACACCTCCGACTTAATCATTGAATACAGCGAAGGTGATTTTGCTGATGCGATTAGAGTGTTGCTACCCAAAGGTGAGTATTGGCAAGAGGCAGACAACCCAGAGCTAACCAATACCATTGAGGGCATGGCGGCAGACTTTAAAGCCACGCATGATGAAATCGAACTTTCACTACTGACTGATTTTCGAGAGCGCTCGTTTGGATGGAAGCTATCCGATTATCAAGGCTTGCTTGATAGTACAACGGGTAAGGGAGGCGGTAGCGTATTCGATAATGCCAGTTCTCCGAACCTGATTTATGCCGCTTTGAGCGATAGCGCTCGAGCCTATAGCAAAAAAGCATGGGAAGAGTTTGAGAAAAAACGCCTACCTCATACCGATATCGAGTGGCGGTTTCATTCTCGCGTGAGTTATTACCATCAGTTAGCGAATTATCGCCATATTCGAAATCTACATAGTTACGAGGTAACGCAATGAGTTTAGTTATTACTAATGCGGGGATTGCGGCGTCTATTCAAGCGGCTGAACTGGGCATTCAATATAAAATTACTCATATCAGTATTGGCAGTGAAGGTTATGTGCCTACAGCTAGCCAAACCGAATTACGGAATGAGATCCAGCGAAAAGTCATAACAAAGGGTGAGCAAATTAGCCTAGGCCAGTTGCACTTTGAAACAGTGTGGGATGGGCGAGAAGAATTTGAAGGCAAAGAGCTCGGCTACTGGCTTGAAGATGGCACTTTGTTTGCGGTCGATAGCCGTAATGGCGAGGTGATCACCTATAAGCGCGCCGATACCGTAGTGACTGAAGCGGTGGAATTAAATCTATCCGCCTCTTCACTGACAAATATCACGGTTGAATTGATGGGCTCACCTTTGGCCACTGAGCGTGTGGCGGGTATTGCTAAAATTGCGACTAATGAGCAAGTTGAGGCGGGAACCGAGGACCATGCATTCCTAACGGTAAAGAAACTGGTTTATTCCCTTGGTGTAACTCATGTCATAGAGAAGTTAGTTAGCACTCTTTGGCAACCGCTGATTGATAAAATGTGGCTACCTCTCGCTGAATTAATTTACCCGGTTGGTTGTCCAATCCCGTATCCAGGGGGTGAAGCCCCTCATGGATTTATGGCCTACATCGGGCAGCCGTTTGACAAAACAGTTTTTGTTAAGCTAGGGGAACGGTATCCAAGCGGCGTTATGCCAGATTTACGAAAAAGCTACATTCGAGGTCTAGGTAATGGTGAAACTGTTCTTTCTCGCAAAACTCAATCTGTTCAGCCTCTTGGGTTTCAATCAGATCCGCATACTCACGGAACAAACGCAACGGCTTATGGAACGATTAGGAATGGTTATGAGCGAACTACAGGCTATCCAGAATATCGAAGCTCGGCAAGTGTGTATTCAGCGACAGTCACTGGCCGAATTACTGGTACGGGTGATGAAACAAACCCTAATTCAATTCGTTTCCTATTCATTACAAGAGCAGCATAAATATGTATTACTCAAAAGATACAACAGAAACACTTTACCATTTTGATGATAATAAAGAGTTTACGCATGTCAGCTCTATGATGATCCGTAAGAACACAGGATTACCAGCTCAATGTACTTTACTCCCCCTCCCTGAGTACGACTCAGTCAATGAACGCTGTTATTTTATTAATGAACAATGGCAAAAGAGTGAGCTATTCGTTGGTCGGCAGTTTTGGAATGAGGAAGCGGTGTTGGATAACATTCAGACATTCTTACAAAAGATGCCTGAACGATATTCCATCATTAAGCCGCCAAAAGCAGAAAAGGGTTTTGTTGTTCGTTTAGTCGACAATATGTGGGTTCAGTTAGAAGACCATTCTGGAACACCAATATTTAAGATGGCGGACTGTCAAAAATCCAAGTTAGTGATTGAACTGGGTCCTATCGAGGCAGGATGGACAAATACCGTCCCTCTGACCCCGTGGGATGAGTGGATTGATGATGCTTGGGTTACTAACCAAAGCAAAAAATATATTGCTGACTATGATGCGGTTGATAGTAAGCGCCGCGCTTTGTATCGCGAAATGAGTGATCCACTCTATATGGAAAGCTACCGGAAAAAGGAAAACGGAGAGTTTGAGGAGGCGGCTATATTCAAGACTCAGGCTGATGCTGCCGTAAAAAACATACAAGTCAATAATCCTTTTCCGCCACCGCTAGTAAATTAAAGTTAATGCCAACCAGAACCCTTGCATTAATGCGGGGGTTTTCTACATCTATCAAATAGAATTCTCATCGATACAAGCGTTAAAACCTGCACTATACACTGGCGTCAATACGAATAAAAAATACTAGGGAAGTACTTGTATGAACGTTGGCAAAACAAGCTTGTTCACCACATTAAGTGCAATGTTAGCTGGCGTTTCTGCAGAAGATATTGCGCAAATCGTCGCCTTTACAGTTGCAACTATTTCAGGTTTGATGGCGATTCGCTACTACTGGACAAAAACCAAACTTACTCACTTACAGATCCAAGCTCTGAAAGGTGATTCAAATGAGTATTAAGCAGCGAGTTATTACCAGTGCGGTTTGCTCTGTCATGGCAGTGCTTGCCGTGGTGATGGAGAAAGAACCTGAGCTAAAAACCAGCCAAAAAGGACTTGCTCATATCGCTGATATGGAAGGTTGTCGGCTAAAAGCTTATCAATGTTCGGCGGATAAATGGACGGCGGGTTTAGGCCATACCGACGGCATAAGGCCAGATAGCAAAATCACTATCGACCAAGCCGCGGATTACTTCATTCAAGATATCGCCAAAGCAGAGCAGGTCGTCAATCGCGCCATGACCCAAGAGCCAACTCAGGGCGAGTACGACATGATGGTGAGTTTCGTTTTCAACTTGGGCGCCGGTAATTTCAAGCGTTCCACTTTGATCAAACAATTCAATACCGAACTCAATACACAAGCTTGCAACCAGTACCCCAGATGGGTGTATGTGAATGGTAAGGACTGCCGCATTGAAGAGAGTAACTGCGAAGGTATTGTGACCAGGCGAGAGATAGAGCAGAACGTCTGCCTGTATGGTTGGGACTCACCAAAAACTCGAGGGTTGTATGCTTACCAAAATTAGACTCATCGCTCTGTTTGTAGCTTTCACTGGCGTGGCGTATTTCTCTTACGACTATGGCGTATCAAGAACCATGATTGCAGCCAAAAAATCTCAAGATGAACTCTTTGCCAAATTGGAAGTAAAGCAGAATGAAGCGTATGAGTTGGCGGTTGAGCTCGCCAATCAAAAGCCCATTATTGAAATTGAATATCGAACCATTGAGAAAGAGGTGATCAAGTATGCTCAAGCGAACAGTGATAAGCAGTGTATTGTTAATGATGATGAGTGGTTGCGCGTCCGAGCCGACGCAGTGCGAGCGCATAATCGAGCAATCGGTATTCAGCAACCCGCCGCCATTCCTGATGGTGCCGCCAAAACCACTCGAAGTTCAAATGCCTACGAACGTGACGCCGAAGTCCTAGCTGAAGATGTACTGAATATTAAAACCTGCGCCGAGAATGCACAAAAACTCCGGTCACTTCAAACTTGGATAAAAACTCAGATTGTAGTGAATGAGTAAGATTGGCCATGAGTTTGGAAGCCATTAACATAAAAACTAGGTTATCCACTCCTCGTAACTCATTTCTGCCCCAAAATTACTTAGACTAAATAATCTACATATTTTAGGGGCTTGCGTTTTCCCAACCAAAACTTATCAAAAATGCAAGCGTTAGCTGAACCATTAGACATGCATCGAAATATAAAATGTGTTCTACATCATGTATTTGTACAACATCTAACTTTTGACTGTACTAATAATGAAGTATCATAAGTTAAGTTTATTTATCAATGCCACCTATTCGAGTGGTGTAGTTAATGGCCTTCAAATCCTGTCAGAACATAAGCTAAAGTTCTTAATATGAGACGTTGTTATGAAAAAAGATTTCTTCCTCTTAAATAAAAATAAGCACTATTTTGTTGCTACTGGTGATGTTGACACAAGTAAGTTAGTTGGTTGTACATTGTATGCAACACTATCCGATTTGTATGATGCCGCTGCAAATGCGCATAACCTTTCTGTGGATGAAATTGAAGGGACAGAGCTTGGTTTTACTGCCTTTGATGGTAAGTGGTTAAGCAACGAAATCATGGATATTGATGAGTTGGAAACTATGAGCATCGAAGAATATTTAAGTAATTACGAAGGATAGTCATTACACCTTTAATTCAAATTTGCTCACTGAGCACTAGCTGAATCTGCAATACCTGAAGTTATTCATGAATTGCTAATGTTCGATTTTCCAAAACTGATTTCTGTCCAATAATGTTGTAGAAACGACTTTTCTGGTTAAGTAGTTAAAGCAATGGCCAATTTTTATTGGCCATTGGATCAAGTCACAGGTTCTAGACTCACATAATCATTGGCTGTGATCACATTGGGCGCAACAAGCTCATTGAGCTCTTTGAGTGAATCAATCAATGGCAGCAATTCATTTTTATGAAACAGCCAGTCGACCTTATTCAAATCTAAAGAGGTAATACTTTCGCGGCGTACGCTCATCAACTCGATAGGTACGCGGTGCAATGCCAGTACATCATCTTTGGTTTGGTTCTTCACCTCTTTAAACGAGTCTTTGGCTTCAACTTGGCCGATAGGTTTTAGCTCGGGCGCTTTGGTGTCTTTGCCTTTGGCATTCACAAACATATTCTTAAACGCCATGCCTTCTTTCGCTTTGAGCTTCGCTTTGATCTCTTCTTCTTGATCTGGTGTCATTGTTGGTTCGTTCATGTAAAGCAGGTAACCCGCGTGCTGACCATTACGGTAGTATTGGCGGCGAAAGAGTGTGGCATCATCGTTGAGCCAAATGGAAGTAAGCCCGCTCACATGACCGGGTAAACCATACATCTCTTGAGCAATATCGTATTCAGACCAATGAAAAATCTGGTTGTGCTTAAAATCAATACGGCCAGTATCATCAAATGCTCTCGGTTTGTATGTCCAGGCTAAGTCTTCACGTCTGCGCATATACAAGGCTGGGATGTGTTTGAGTTGCACCGGTTTTCCCGTGCCGCCATACCCTCGAACCACCTGAAGGTAGCCATTACCAAAGGTTAAAAAGTCCTGAATAAAGCGCTTTAAATCTCGGCGTGACAGTAATGGGCTAACCGTGACGGCGTAGGCTAACGTGTTGCGTTTGAATTCAATTGCGCTGGAATGCATCGGGTTTACGCGCAATGCTTTTGCCAGCGTATCGAGTGCAACTGGCGGCTCGTATAGCCCGTCTATCAGTGCCACTTCAAGATAACTTAAAATGTCACTGTTCATCACGCTGACAGGATTCGAAAACTCAATATCAATCACTATGTTTCTCCTAGAAGAACGTTACGGTTGTATCGTTCTCGTTGTGTATATCAATCGGCTCCCAACGCATCACGTGCATTGAAGCCCAAGCAAGATCGGCATGTGAGCCCACCTTGCTGCGGTTAGAAATAAAGGTCACTTGGTTGCTGGCTTTGGTGGTGTGCTGGCGTATCATCAAAAACGAATGGACTAAATCGTCCCATTCACCATCAAACTGCAGGCGTCCGTCGTTGATGATTTCACGAGCTTTGTAGACCATCATTCGCTTCATCTCTGGCGAGTAATCCAGTTCAACCAAGCAGGGGTAAAATTTTCGAACCAATTCAGCTACCGCCGAGCCTACGCCACTGACATCCATCGCCATGTAGACAACGTTGTATTTTTCAGTGATCCCTTTGATGGCTTTTGCCTGGTCTTCGTAGCTTGAACCTTTCAAGCGAATGCGTTCAATGAAGCGGAATACGCCGCCTTTTTGTTTTGGTTTGAGCGAGACCACAAGACCAGCATCATCCGAGCCTTCACCTTGACCACCACCTCTTGGGTCATAGCCAACCAAAACCTCAGCGTTACCCACAGGGCGAGCTTTGTAGTGATCGACATCTTTCCAAAGTGAGGAATCCGCCTTACAAGCCAATAGCGCTTTAAGGGCAAAAATTGATGCCGAATCATCAAGGAAGACACAGCGAAGCAAGTTATTGAAAACGGTTTTATCTGGGTATTTACGGCGTAGTTTCTCCATGTTGAAGAACGTTGCGCCCTTAGCGATTGCATCATCAATGGTAATGATTTGGCGAAAGATACCATCTTCACTCAGTGAGCCGTGTTTTAAGCTCTCATGAGAGATATCAATCTTGAGCGCTTTCTTGCCTTGCCATTTCGGATAGGCCTCATGCGCTACCGTTGAAGGGGTCGATAAATACGTGGTGCGGTAGTTCGATTGAATCGACATGCCACCCGCGTAATCATCCAGCTCACCAAATTTGGGGATCCAGAACACTTCATCAAAATAGACGTGGCCATTAAAGCCTTGTGAGGTGCGGGCGTTGGTCGATAGAAAGTAAAGCGTCGCGCCATTCGATAGCTGCAGCTCGTCTTTACCTTTTAAGTCCACATCACCCAGCTCGAGCGCGAACCGGCGAATGTAGTTCTTAAATATTTCGGACTGCTTACGAGAGGCTGATAAAAACACCTGGTTGTCGCCATTAAGAATGGCATCTTCAAAAGCTTCAAATGCGAAGTAGTAGGTTAAGCCAATCTGACGAGATTTAAGGTAAAAACGGAATTCGTTGAGGTCGTCATTACACTTATGCGCGTGGATCTCTTTTTGATAATCAAAGAAGGTTTTCTCACGAAACTCTGTCAGTACATCGGCCGTAATATGCGAAATGTCGTTTTTGACCTTGTTTGGTTTTCTTCCACGTTTTGAGTCGCCATTATGGCCACGTCCGCGCGTTCGCTTGTTGTCAGCCTCGTCTCGTTTCCACTTTTGTTCGAGCAGCATGTTGAGCTCTTGCAGCTGCGCTTCGTGTTTGCAATCAATCCACATGAGATAAGCAATACGTTGGCGCAGCATCAATTCTACGGGCGCATCGTCCCGCATTTCTTTCCAGCCAAATTTTGAAATCCACTGTTGAACCGTTCGGGTGGCGACGCCGATTTTCTCCGCAACCTCGGCCGATTTGTGTTGGCGTAAATACAAACCCAATGCTTGGGTTTGTACTGAGGTGTATAGCGGCTGGTTTAACTCGGTAACTGCATTCGTATCCATGTTGGCATAGTGCTACAGCCGCCGTGATTACTCAGCTTGCGCTGTTTCTATATCCAATATCTAGAATCAGGATGAATACAAAAAGAGAAGGGCATTGGTTAGATTGGGATCATCGAATTTAGGAGAGTTCAGGCATGTTTCAATCACAGCCAATTTGTATTTTGCAGGCAGGTACCACCGTTGACGGCCGCATTATCGAGCAACACATCATTGATGAGATTGCGGAAAGTTATAGCCCCGAGGTGTACACCGCTCGCATTAACGAAGAGCACTTTGATTGGAGCTATAAATTTGGCTCAGTGCTTTCAGTGGAAAAGCGTGAAGACAAGCTGTTTGCGGTGTTAAAGCCTAACTCGATGCTGCTTCGCGTCGTCGAGCAAGGCCAGCTTCTGCATACTTCGTGTGAATACATTGAGAAGTTTTCTGATACGGGGAAAGCCTACCTCACCGGGTTAGCGCTTACCGATAAACCCGCCTCGTTAGGAACGACTCAAATTCATCTTTCCAGTAAAGAGGATGGCAAGGTGCAAGTGCACTCGAACTTCACCATTGAGCCAGAACAGCTCTCCCAACAAGACAACGAGGCTGATGCTTCGCTGTTCCAAAAATTCAAAAACTGGCTCAACAGTGAAACACCTACCGAGCAGTTCTCGCAACAAGAGGAAGAAGACGAAATGAGTAAAGAAACTGAAGAACTGCTCAAGCAAAGCGTTGAGCAAAATAAAGAGCTGAATGGCAAATTGGGATCGTTGATTGAGCATCTATCGGCTCAGAATAAGCCCGATGGTGAATCTGAAACTGAAGAGATTGAAGTGACCGAAAACAAAGAAGTCACTGAGCTGAAAGGTCAAGTACAAGAGCTCTCTTCCACGGTGACAGAGCTTAAGACCACATTAAGCAAAATCACTGATGATGGTGGGCGCCGACTCGCAGGCCAAGACAGCGAAGAAGAACCGTACCTATAAGCGTTTTCAAACTAATAACGAATTCAGTTGGATAAAACAATGGATAGAAATACAGAAGTTAAGCTCAGCGCTTACGTCAAAAAAATCGCAGAACAAAATGATGTTACTGACGCAACGCAAAAATTCAATGTGACGCCTAATGGTACACAGAAAATCATTGCCCAGATGCGTGAAGGAAACTGGTTCTTGAAGAAAATCAACGTTATCTCTGTGCAGAATCAAAAAGGTGAATCCATCGGTCTTGGCGTGACGGGCATGATTGCCAGCCGCACCGATACCTCGGGTGATGGCAAACGTACACCAAAAGACCATTCAAGCATGGGCGCGATGCCTTACATGTGTGAGCAGACCAACTTTGATACGGCAATTCGTTACGCCAAACTCGATGCCTGGGCGCACGACAAACGATTTAACCAAATCATCGCCTCCCATACTCGTGAGCAGATTGATGCTAACAAAATCACCATTGGTTGGTATGGCGAAAGTGTCGCCGCGAACACCAACGCACAAACCAACCCTAATGGGGAAGATGTGAATAAAGGGTGGTATCAGGCGATGCGTGATCACAACGCAGCTCGACTTCTTAAACAAGGCAAAACGCCAGGCGAAATTCGTATTGGTGAAGGCGGTGACTTCATTAACCTAGACCTAGCCGTACTTAACACGAAGAGCTTGCTGCATGATGCTTGTGAAAACGATTCAAACCTTGTGGCTATCATCGGCTCTGATCTACTGGCTTACGACAAAGCCAAGTTCTATGAAGCGCATGGCAATACGCCAAGTGAAAAAGGCAAGATCCAAGAGCTGCAAGTCATCGGTACCTATGGCGGTTTACCTGCAGTGAAAGTGCCTGGTTTCCCATCAACGGGCATCATGGTGACCAGTTACGACAACTTATCCATCTACATTCAAGAAGGTTCGATTCGCCGCTCTGCTGGTAAAAAGAACGATGAGAAAGACCAAGTTGAAAACTTCGAGTCGATGAACATGGCGTACGTGTTGGAAGAAGTCGGCAAAGCAGCGGCCATTGAGTTCAAGAACGTGAAACTCTGGATTAATGGTGCTTGGGTATAGACCCTTTTAACTAACACCCCCCAATGCAGGCTCTATCGCATTATCAATAAAGCTCAGGCTTTTGTTGTTATTTGCGTTTGGCTGCCTGCATTCCCTTTTACCTATTTTGAGGTGATCGCAGTGGAATTTGTCGGCGATAAAAACGACGTCTTTGGTTCAGAGCTACCGGCAACGGCGAAATATCCTGCCCTTAAAATGTCAGAGTTTCAGTCTCTGTTTAATTTCCTCAGTAATGAGACAGAGCCAGGCATTCTGCAGCAAGCCAAAGTATCCAGAATCAAATTGCACCGAGAGCTCTTAGCCGCCATCGAGCCGTTTACTGACTTGATGGAATTTTCGCAAGCCAAATTCGGTGATGAAGAGTCGGGTGAAACACTCTACAAACAAGCGGTGTTTTCACTGACCGCCAGTGCGCTTATCGGTATTCAACTCAGCACCAATGCCACAGCCGAGGCGGCGGATAGACAAGAAGCGTTAACGAGCAAAAAGCAGTATTGCGATGTGCATTATCGCCAAGCGGTCGATCTGCTGATTAATGGCAAAGAAACCTACTGTTTTGAGGTGGTGTAAATGGATGCCCTGCAAAACCTAACCGCCTTTTTTAAACAGCATGTCATCGATGCCAAGGGCCTTACTGTATGGGCAGAAGATGGCGCGGTGTTTTGTGGCCAAAGTGATGTTGTGGATGGTTTCGAGTTGGAATACACCGCAATTGTCTTTATTCAAGCAGCCACATTGAAGCCTCATGTGCTGTTTATGCATCTTGTGAATTGGCTAAACAAACATGATCCGGAGCGAGTAGAAAAAAACTTACCAGCACCAACGTTCGCGACCGAAATTCTCGATAACGGCAAGTGTGACATCAAGATAAAGATAGACCTACTTGAAAGCTATTCGCTTGAAGAAAGCGAGCAAGGGAGTTGGAAGCAACACGATACGCGCTATGACTGCATTAGTGATTTTGACTTAACCGTCACCACCGACGAGATCGATGAATTGCACGAGCTGGTTTATTTCGTTGGACATACCAATGATCTGCCATGCAACTGAGTAGCCCTGAGCAATTAACACAACTGGTTGAAAGTTTGGTGCTGGATGCCACTGAGAAGTTTGATCTTAATCGCCGAATGGCAAACCGAGCGAGGCAGTTTTTTCGTCAGCAAATTCGCTCTCAACGCGACATTGATAACAACCCTTATCAGTCACGCCGAAAGCGCAACATGTCGATAGTTTCTCGCGGTGTGCGTGGCAAGCATGGCGCTAAGCACCAGCGCAACCAAGTGGCGAGAAACACGTTAAACAACAAGAACATGCTACTTGGGATCTCAAAGTCACTTCGCACGCGTGTCAGTGATAAAGATTTTGAAGTGGGGTTAGTGGGCGTTGCTGGGTTAATCGGTAGAGAGCACAACGAAGGCTCTGAGGTGTCATTCACTACAAGAGTGAATGGTTACTTTGATAGCAATACAGGGCGCTGGCGAGGTGGCGTCGCAACCAAACGTAACTACACCATGACTCAGCGGACGTTCATTGGTTGGACTCCAGAACTTGAACGCGAGTTGATGGCTATGGCCGCTGAATATTTTGCATTAGAGGATTTTGAGTAATGGCAACCTTCAAGGTTAAACCACAAAAAGGGTTAACGGTTCGTGATCCTGAAACCAGAGAAGCGCTAAAAGCGGCTGGTGAAGAAAAACCACGAAATACTTATTGGCTGCGTCGAGTGAAAGACAAGTCAGTCACTGTTGTAGACGCGAAGAAAAATAACTCAACCAAGGAGACTGAATAATGAGTATCAGCTTCTCAGAAGTTCCGAATAATGCTCGCGTTCCGGGCATGTACGTTGAAATTGATAACAGCCTGGCAAACAGCGCCGAAGAGCAACAGCTTTGTCTTGTGATCGGTAATGCTGTGGCCAATGCACCAACAGCTGCGAATACCGTCAAACTCTGTATGGATGATGAAAAGGCAACGGCGCTGTTTGGTGCATCCGATATCGTTAGCATGGTGAAGTTCTTTCGCAAGCAAGATGAAACCATGCCTATCTACGCTGTGAGTGTTGAAGGCTCGGATACCATGTCAGCGTTAGCCGCACTCGGTGATAAGCAATATCACCACATTATGTGTTCGCTAAATGATGACACCACTATCCGTGATTTAGGTGAGTTTTTAGAAAGGCGTTATGACGCGCTCAATCAGATTCCTGGCATTGCTTATCTTCCTAAAAAGGGAACGCACGCGGAGCTTGTGACGTTCGGCACGAAAAGTAATTGTCCACTCATCAGCTTTATGTCGATTGATAGCCTGGGCAACTCAGCTAATGATCCGTTAACCGATGCAGAAGCCATTGGTGCGTGGGTTGGTCAGATTGCACCGTCATTGGCGAACGACCCTTGCCGTCCACTACAAACGCTTAAGTTAAACGGTGTTTACTCAACGGCTGAAAGTGAATTTGATTGGGCAGAGCGCAACCTATTGCTGCACGAAGGCATGGGCACTTACACCGTCACCGCAACTCAAGAGGTGCAAGTTGAGCGTCCGGTTACTGCCTATACAGAGAATGCTTCAGGTATTGCAGACAATAGTTATTTGGATGTAATGACGCCGGCAACGGCGATGTATTTCCGTCAAAAGCAACGTTCACGAATCTTGAGTAAATATGCTCGCCACAAAGTGGCCAAGGACGGGACCAAGTTCGCACCTGGTCAAGTCATCGTAACGCCAAGCATGTTCAAAAGTGAGCTGCTTGCGTTGTATCGAGAGCTTGAATACCAAGGCATCGTGCAAGATTTTGACGGCTACAAGAAGTCGCTCATTGTCGAACTTGATATGAACAATAAACAGCGCATCAATTATCAAGATTCACCGCAGTTCGTGAACGGTCTGATCATCGTTGCCGGTAAAATTCAGTTTAGGAAGTAAACCATGGGAACAAAAATTACTAGCCGTGCGGTGCTCAATGCTGGCTCACTCGGTCGTCTACCTATTAAAGAAGGCGCGGACATCGCTTTTGGTAACCTCAAACGTGAACCGGTGATGGGGGATGATGGCGTGTTAGGTTTCGGCGAATCTTATGACGAAGCGCCATCCATCAAATGCACCATTGCTCACGCAAAAAGCACCGATGAAGATGCGATTAAGAATTTCACGGATGAGAACGTCACGCTCGAAACCAACAGCGGTAAGGTGTATACGCTCATTGATGCTTGGGTGGGCGATCCGCTTTCATTGTCGATTAAAGATGGGCAACTGGAAGTGATGTTTTATGGCCATGAGCTTATTCCACAGTAAGGGCATTCCATGCTAGCGATATTACTTAAACGCCAAGCGGCGGAAAAATTAACCAATCAAAAAAGCATGCCAGTGATTGAAAAAATGGAGGCGAGTGAAAGCGCTCGTCCTACCTTGGTAGGTAAGTCCTGGGAAGAAACTCAAGTCATGCTTAAACAGGATTTGTCTTATCTAAGAACGCTAGCGGGTTCAAAAGAAAAAGACCCTTACAAAGAAGAGCTGATCAAAAAATACCGTCCATTGGTCGAGCAGCTTTTAGCGACGCATCAAGGTAACTATGGAAACCTTGAAGTGATGTGGTGGTTCTTTATTTGGCATGTGGATTTAGGTCAGTTTGAAGCTATCCACGATGATTTTCGCCAAGCCATTGGGGCTGGGTTAGAAGCGCCGGCTAATTGGAAAATGAATGGGCAAACAGCGTTTTGTGGCTATGTGTTCAAACATGCACACGAGGCTCAAACCAATAATGCTGAGTTCAAACGCGAGTATTTACTCAATGCGACTAAAGACATCCTCCGTGGTGAGCTCGCTACCAATGTGCCGCTTAAAGTAAAAATGTTCCGCTTAGTAGGGGATTGGTACGAAGAAGCCGGCGAAAAAGAACAGGCTCACAATTTGTTTGAATTAGTGATGAAGCTAGACCCGAGCAAAGGTGGCCGAAAAGGTAAGTTAAAAGATCTGAAACAGGAGCTAGGTTATGACCAACCCAATTAAAGATAAAGGGCAAACCAAAGTGGTGACACTGGCAGAGCCTATCGAAAAAGAAGTTAAAGGTGAGATGGTGACCATTGAAAAGGTAGAGCTCACCAAACCACACTCTGGCCACTTACGAGGTGTGAACCTCAATGATATTTGCCAGGCGGATTTTGATGCGGGTAAAACGGTGATCCCTCGAATCTCCGAATTAGATGAACGCGATATGCTTAATCTCGACCCTGCAAACTGGGCGCCATTATTAACGGCGCTCGCCACTTTTTTCGTAAATACGGGACGTTAATTGAAGAGCTGCCGTTCGTAGAGCCTATTTATGCTGACTTAGCCATAGCGTTCCGGTGGCAACCCAGTGAAATAGACAGGCTGACCTTTGATGAACTTTTACGATTTCATCAGTTGGCGATAGATCGATGTCACCAGGAGAGCAATTAGCTCTCCTTTTTTGTAAAGGATGCATGATGAAAATGAATCTTTCAGTAGTGATGGGCATCATCAACCAAACTGCTGCACCACTCAAACAAATGAGCAAAGACAGTAATGTTTATGCTGATTCCATCAAGAAAATCGAAGAGAAGCAGAAAGACCAATCTGCTGCACTGGGCATGATCGATTCGTTTCGTAAAACGCGCGAGATCATGAATAAAAATGCTCTGGCTATCGCGGCCACGAATGAAAAACTCGATGAATTAAAAAGCAAAGCGGCCAGTGCGCAAAACCCTAGCGCCGCGCTCACTGAAAAGATAACCAAACAACGCGAAAAGCTGTTAGCGCTCAATGATGCTCAAGATGACAGCAAAGACCGCTTGATAAAGCTTAGTAACCAACTCAAGAAGACAGGCGTGAACATGCTTGATCTTGACGGCTCAAGTGACAAGTTGAACCAGAGCTATAAAAAGCACGGCAAAGAAATCAAGCTTCTTTCGAAAAAGTATGCCCATCTTCAAACGGTCATGAAGCTCCCTCGAGGTTTAAACAAAGCCTTAAAAATGCCAACGATGGAAGGGGCGAAAAACGGCGCGCTCGCGGCAACGGGGGTAATGGGTTCAATGGCGGGGTTTGGGCTTATCATCAATGATACGGCCAATGAGCTTGATGAATTGAGACGCTCGGCTGAGCATATTGAATTGCCTATTGCTGAACTGCAGGCGATGCGTCTACAAGCGACGCAGGCGGGTGCGGAAGCCGAAGATATGGATGCGGCAATCAAAGAAATGGCATTACGCTGGGGTGAGATGAAAACCTTCAAAAGCGGCGCTATGAATGATTTCTTCAAAGATACCGGCAATCAAAAAGCTTATGACGATTTGATGAAGGCAAAAGACGCCAGTGAAGCTTACCAAGTGCTGCTAAGAGAAATTGCCAACGAGACCGATGTGTCAAAGCAAGGCTTTATGGCTGATGAGTTCTTTGGTGGCGACAGCGAGAAAATTCTCACCATGCTGAAAAGCGGCACTGAAGGTTATGAAAAGGCCAAGCAACTGCTCAATGATACCGGTGGTGCGGTTGACCCAGAATCGACTGAGAATGCAAAAGCATTTAATGCCTCTATGGTCAAACTGAGTGCGATCGTTAATTCACTCAAAATTAGTGCGCTAACGCCTATCATGGGTGAGTTGTCATCACTGATGGAAGAACTTGCCATCAACATGAAGAGTATGGATTGGCGCGACGATAAAATTGCAGAGCTGAGAGCAATAGTAACCGGTACGTTTAACGCCTTTCGGACTTTAGGTGGTGGCGTTCTTTGGATGGGCGAGAACATGAACACGGTGATTGGCGCGTTACTGGGCGTCAAACTGGCTTTGATTGGTATTAACGCTGTCGCGTTGGCAAACCCACTTGGTCCGTTCATCATCGCGATTGGCGCCATCATTGCGGGCGTTGGTTTGTTGATTGACCACTTTGGCGGTTTAACCGCGATAATGGATAACGTTAAATCGTTCTGGAATGGCATTTGGGGCGATGATGAAGAGGGCGACAAGACTAAACAGCAAGCCAAGATGAGCAAGCAACTTCAAAGCAAAAATGCAGCGGCGGAGGTAACATACAGCCAAACACGCTCAGAAGGCTATGAGCGTTATAAGCAGCATGGTGGCAAGTCTTATAATTCGGATGTGGATTTAGGCTATCAAGCGATAACGCAATCAGGTCAATCTAATGCTTATCAGCCGATTAAAAACCAAAGCTTGAATAGTAAATCAGAGGTCGCGCTGACCATAAAATCAGATAAACCGGTTACCGTGGACAAAGCAAAGTCAGAGAAAGGCACTGAACTGAATCTGGATGTTGGAAATATGAGTATGAGCTACTAAAAGATAAAAAAAGGTCGATCAGTATGGCTATCTGGTCGACCTATCCAAACGCAGCAAGCAAAGGCGTTTAAACTGTTAATTGAATTTATACATCATTTAGATGCGTAGTTGAATAGCAGTACTATAAACATACGATGAAAACTGTATGTCATTGTAATTTTGTAGTTTGTTAGCTTATCAAGAACGCGACGTTAGACTATTTATGCAAGTAGGAAAGGTGAGAAAGTGACTACATTATGACTACAGAGGGCGTAATTCAGAGGTAAAGAGCGCTATTAAACGCACTTTAACTGTGTTTATATACAGTGCTGTTTTTTCTAAATGTTTGATTTAATTGTATTTTGATGAATAAATTCAAGTTCTACGGCATGTCTTCACAGTCAGCGATGGCGAAGCACTCTGGCGGCGTTGCAAAATACCGCGCAGCTGAAGGTAAAACCGTACTATTGCCATTCCGTGGCACAGTGCACGACACTATCTCTGACATCCTTGGCGGCGTACGTTCAACCTGTACATACGTAGGCGCAGCAAAGCTTAAAGAGCTAACGAAGCGTACGACATTCATCCGCGTACAAGAGCAAGAGAACAACGTATTCGGTAAAGAGTGA